AAGGTTTTTTATATTTTTCCCGAGTCTGTTCTGAGATTCGACTCGGGAAATATATACGAAAAAGTAGTGGGGATATATTCAAGAATATATTATCGTCTACTTCTAATCTTTTTTTATAATTTTTTTTCAATATTTTATTTTTTTCAAGTTTCTTTTTTAAAAACATATACTCATTCTTTTCGTATTATATATTATCGAAGTCTTCTTTTTTTAATAAAAACATTATCATGATTATCAAAAAAACATTCTTTATAATTTCTTTCTTCAAATAATTTAGTTTTATCTTCCAATTCTATTTCATTTATAGATTCTAAAATATTATTCCAATCTTTTAATCTTTTTTCATCTTCATCTTTTTTATTCTCTTCTTCTTCATCTTTTTTATTCTCTTCTTCTTCATCTTTTTTATTCTCTTCTTCTTCATCTTTTTTATTCTCTTCTTCATCTTTTTTATTCTCTTCTTCTTCATCTTTTTTAATCATTTCTTCATCTTTTTTAATCATTTCTTCTTCATCTTTTTTAATCATTTCTTCTTCATCTTCTTTAATCATTTCTTCATCTTTTTTAATCATTTCTTCATCTTTTTTAATCATTTCTTCATCTTTTTTAATCATTTCTTCATCTTTTTTAATCATTTCTTCATCTTCTTTAATCATTTCTTCATCTTCTTTAGTTTCGGTATTTTTCATTTTTGAATTTATTGTAAATAAATCTTTTAAAATATCATCATTATCACAATTTTCAATAAATGTATAATCATTGTCATTGTCGTTGTTATTTTGCGAATAATTAATATTTAAATTATCAGAATTTTCTTCATTCATACTTTTTTTAATAGTATCATATGCAATATTAGTTTCATCTATATTTTTATTATCATCATTATTATTAGTATTATTATTTAACATTTCAGAATACTCTTGTTGTTTTTCAGTTAAAAATATTTCATATTCACTATCATCAATTAAATCATTAATAAAAATGTTATTGTTTTTTTCATCAATTTCAATTTTTGGTAATGATGATATTGATTCTTCGAGATGTGTTAAATTATTTTTGAAACATAAATGAAAATAATTTTCTAAATAATCATATATAACCAAAAAACAAGGTGGTAATTTTTCAAGTTCTTCAGTTAAATCAAAATTAACATTTTTACCATAAGTAACTCTAAATAATAATCTTTCAAAATATTTTTTAGAATTGGGATAATTTAAAAAAAAGTCTCTACTAGTTTTCCAAAAAAAACTTTCATTTTTATTTTTTAACATTGTATTACAACATGTTGCTAGACAATTGTAAAAAATTTTAGACGAATTATACTTAATAACAATATTATGTAATAATTTATGTAATGCTGAAGTTTTATTTTTATTATATGTTTTACGTACATTTAAAGGTATACAAATGCAATCATTAATTTCTTGAATTTGACATTGTAAAGTAATTTCTAAAAATAATTTCATTCTTTCTTTAGCAGACTGTTTATCAATACGAAATAATTCGGGAACATTATTATCTGTAATTGTTTGATCAAATTGTAATAACAGTTTGTCTATAGTTCTTGACATTATTTTTGTATGATGTGTATGTTTATATGTATATTTCGAAATCCTTATTTTGTAATTAAAATATTATTAATATAATTAAAAGTATTACAATTTGGCTTATCTCTTAATTTATTAAATATTAATGTTTTTTTTACCATATCAACATTAAATTCTAATATAATAAATTGATTAATAATATCGGAAATCATATTATTTTCATTTAAATACCATAAATTATATATATTACATTTTTCTGTTAATAATATTTTAAAATCAGGAAACGATTGTTTAAATAATATATTTTTTCTTTTTATGGTATTATAATATAATAAATTATTTAACATTTCATGTAAAAAATAATTTAAAATTTCATTCAAAGGTGATTTTTTTAATAAAGTTATTTCACCTTTAATTAAATTTTGAATATTATTTTTTATACAAAAGCATTGTTTTATTTTTAATAAATCTTTTAGCCAATCTTTAAAAAAAACTTTCAAATCTATTGTTGTTATAGTTTTAAATTTTAAAATTTTTTTTTCATTATATATCAAATAACCATCTGAAGAATAATTTAAATTTTGATTTTTAAAATATTCCTCATAACATTGAAAATAATCATTTAATGTGTTATCAAATGATCTTTCTATAGTTAAAAAAAAATTACATTTCAAGATATTTTTATTATTTATAGTATTAGTGGTGGTGGTGGTGGTGGTGATGGTATTACAATAATCATTATTAACATATAAGAAATTTATATAATTTACTGAATTTAAAATAGAAATTGGAGAAAAATTAGTTTCATCAGGATTTATATTTATTAAATATAAAATATCAATAATGTAAAACATATTATTTTCATATTCCACATATGCTAAATAATTGAAATTAAAATTAAAATTATGTTTTATACGTTGTAATGTTGATTTACAATCTATTAAAATACATAAATCAAATGTTAAAAGTGCCAAATATCTAATTCCATCAATTTTTTTCGATATATAAATATATTTTTTTTTTATTTCATTTATAACATTAATAGGTTGCCGTGATGATGTTGTTATATCTAGATAATTTCTTCTAGTATTAATTTCTTTTATTTTATTTAAAATAAAAGGTATTTGAATATGAGTATAATTACGATTAAAATATGTTATTGAAATAATATCATCAAATATATAGTCAAAATTTTTACAAACATCTAATAATAAATTATATTTATTCATACATGTTTCTAATGTTGGATATAAAAATTCTTCTTTAATAATTTCATTAATATATTCCTTTTCAATATGAAGAAAAAAATTTTTTTTTGATCCCAACTGTAATTCATTTTGTTCTTCAATAGAAATTCGAATATTATTTGTATAAATTGACCATCTTTTAATTAATTTATATTTTTCATATTTTTGTAATACATGTATAAAAATATCAGAATCTTTAATTTCATATTCTCTTGATTTTTTATAAATTATATTATATAAATCATTTTTAAATACACCAAAAAAAACTATTGAACAATCTATAATTTTATAAATAATTTTTTGTTGAGATTCATTTATTAAAGAAAAAATATTTTCTATACGCAATTGGTTTTCTTTTTTTTTATATAATGATTCATCATCATCACCACCGCCATCATTATTATTATCGTTATCATTATTAATATTTTTATCATTAAGAGTATTAGTTGTATTTGTAGTACTATTAGGATCATCATCATCATCATCATCATCATCATCATTGTCGTTACATTTTGTAATATTTAAAAGAGAAATATCATTATTTTTTTTCTTTTTTTGTAAAAGATATTTTTCAGAATAAATATGAAAATGTTTTTTTAATAAAATAAATTCTTCATATAATAATGGAAATTTACAAGATATTTCATATTCAGATGTATATATATTATCATTATTTTCAAAAATATTTTTAATCTCCATAATAAAAATGTCTTTGTTGTTGTTGTAACAGTCCTTGTTGTTGTTGTTCTTGTTCTGATGGATGTGTTATACGAAGAGTTAATATATTATTATTTGAAGTAGTAGTAGTAGTAGTTAATAATAATGGTTGTTGTTGTTCTTGTTCTTCTTGAAAATTATAATAATGTTCGTGATAACGATTCCTTTGCAATGGTCTTCTAAATGTCGTATTTCTTCTAAATCTATTATTATGTCGTCGTATTTCTCCTTGTACTTCTTCTTCTGCTCCTTCTCTATTTATAAAGAATTGTGAATCCAATTGTTGTTGACGTCGTTCTTCATAATGTAATAAAGTTTCGCCAACTAAATAAGAGATTTTAAAAAAATATTATTATTATTATTATTATATTATTTTTTCTATTTCTATGAGAAAAAAAATAATATTTAAATATACTTAAATTGATTTTTTCAAAAAAAAAAAATAAAAAGAAATGTTTCATAATCGAAGTTTATTGTCTAAAGTAAAATATAAATTTTCTAGTATATTTTTAATAATAATAGTTTTTTTGTTATTATTATCAATTTTCATTTTTCGAAATAAAAGTATAGAATTAAATAAAGAATTATATTTTACGCAAATGGAAAAAGATTATATAAATTTAATTCATGAATATCTACATGATAAATATCATACAAATCATAATGAATCTAAAAAAAAGGCCAATTTACATATAAATAGTTTTGATAGAGAAAAATTATTTACATCATTTTCATGGTATGATAATGGTGAACATTTTGGAAGCATGATTTTAGAAATGGAAAATATTCTTTACCAAACAAATTTACATTCCAGTAAATTATATAAATCAAAAGAAATATGGAATATTATTGAATTAGTTTTAAATAAAGTTGGCCAAAAATTTGCATTACCATTACAAGATTTTAAAGTTCCATGGGGTGGTATTAATTGGTATCATTTTTCAATAACATTTCCTAGATTTTTAGTTTTTGCAGCATATTTATATAAATATCAATTTGAAAAAAATAACATCATTATAGATGATTGGTTACAAACATTAGTACCGGCAATTATAAGAAATCCACAAAAAAGTATAGGATGGACTAGAGGTGGTGCAAATTCAATAATGATTCTTGTTCCATTTTTAGGTGCTAATATATTATTAAAAAAATATCCAGTTATTTCTAAATTGCCAGAAGTAAAGGAAACTCTTGAATATTTAAAAATGAAAGTTGTTACTAATGGTGAAGGTTTCTATAAAGACGGTGGATTTGTATTTCATAGTGTTTTACGTGCATATGGTTATATTTATAGTGCCTATTATGATTTTAAATTATTGAGTAAATTTTATAATATTAATTATATTGAAAAAAATTTAGTACGTATAAATCAATTATTAGATCATCCAACAATTGAATATCATTTTGGACCTATATATGGTAGATCTGCAAATATAACGACTAAAAAAGGAATTCATGGTGTATATGGTTTTTTTATTATTACATCAAATAATGTTGTTTCTATAAAAACTGATAAATATATATTACAATTTAATGGTCAAAATAAAAGATTATGTTTCTATGAATCGGATCGTATAAATAATGAATGGGCACAATTTTGGGTTATGGGAAGATTACATATGGATAAAAATTTTTACGATACTAAATTACGTAAAGAATTCGCTACTCGTTATAATGGTATAATTTCGATTAATAATCAACATGTTATATTGCCTAGTCGTACTTCAACAACAGATGTTTTTATGCCTACAAACGCCCAATGTATTACATTAAAATTAAATGATTCCTGTATAGCAATGTATAATTATTATGAAATTAATGAATTTGGCTTTTCTAATGAAGAATTAATGTTAATTACACCAAATTATTATATTGTTGTTCATTATATAAAAAGATATAATACTGATTATGATGAACCATTAAAAGTTAGTGTTAATTTACAAGAAAAAAAAGATCAAATTGCCAGTAATGTAAAAATTAATGAAAATACATATCAATTTGAAAAAGTAAATAGTGTTATATATACAAGTAATGGTATTAAAAAATTAGATACTATAGAAAGACACGATGATGCTCAATTATTTTATTCATTACAAATAGAAATTGATGGTTCTCAAGAGGAATCTCTAGTTTCTTATGCAAATTATATTAATAATACACCACCATCAATTAATAAAATTGGGAGAAGGTTTATTTTTACACCAGAATATCAAATATTTGTCTTAAATGATATGTTATATGCATTAGATGTTAAACGTGAAAATGGATGTTTAGGAATTTTTAAAGATGGTCCATTTGCAACTATAACAGTGCCAAGTGATAAAGTAAAAAGATATTTTGGTCCTAAAATTCAAGTAGAAGAAACGGGATTTTATAATAAAAATAATTCAAAATATGAAATATTAGTTAATAATACGCGAAATTATGTACATTTTGATAATTGTTGGAAATTAAATGAAAAACATATTGAAACTGAAATAGTTTCATCTTTTAATGAAGATAATAATTAATTGTTATATATTTTATTGTTATTATTTTAAAAAAATATCAAAAAAAAAAAAATAATGTAAAAAATACTTACAATGTTCATTTAAATTGAAACATTTATTCTTCATAAATGAAAGTATTTCAGATTTTGATTTTTCTGATGTTATACACAATGTTATAGTTTTTAATTCATTTATATCAATGTCAGACGTAGATTTATCATTATTATCATTATTATTATTACTAATAATTGATATTGATTCGATGAATTCACGACAAATATGACAATTTATACGAAATTTTTTACTCGTCACAATTATATTATAAAAACATCCTTGACAACAAGTATGTTTACAATTATTAAAACGAACAAAATTTATTGATAAAAATTTTAATTTACAAATATTACAAATAATATCATTATCGTCACGGAAACACCAAGCACTTTCGGAAAGTTTAACTAAATTACTTTCAAAATTATTACAATCAATATTTGTAGGTTTGAAATTAAAATTTACTACACCATCCTCAATATATATATATGATAATAATTTTTTCATTAATATAATATGATATATTTGAGAATTTATATAATTTTCCTCATCGGTAAAATTGATTAAATATTTTTTTTTTACAAAACATAAATCTTTTTTTCTATTTTCATGAATATTCAAAGAATTTAATAATATTTCATTTAATAAATTTAAAGAAATATTTTTTTTATTTTTTCGTTTATAAGTAAAATCATTAGAGGATACATTTAATGATGGTGTTTTTATTCCGTTACCCATTTTTTTTCTTAAAAAAAAATTTCTTTTACTATTCTTCAAAAAAAAAAAAAATAAAGAAACTACTGAAATGATTCTATATTAACAAAACTCAAGAGTTTAAATAAGATTTTTTAAGTGATATATATATATATATTGTTCTATAAAGATCTTACTTGTATATATATTCATTCTTCTTCATTTTAATAATACATAGAAACGGGTTTAATTCGAAAATTTTTTTCATATATATTTCCCGACTCTATTCTGAGATTCGACTCGGGAAAAATATACGAGAAAGTTGAAAAACATATACTTTGGATTTTTTACTGTTTACATGTAGGGTTTTAAGAAGATTTATACATGGTTCTATCTTTCTAAAGAAACATACACTTTGTATTATCCCCACTACTTTTTCGTATATAATATATATATATTAGTATTTTTTTATTTTAATTTTGAATATATATATATTTTATTGCTCCGCCCACAAAAAAAAGTATATAAGGAAGTGTCTTCTCGCGCGCGAACTCTCTTTACAGATAAGAAGTAGACAGAACCAGAGGTAAAGAGAAAAAGTTTGAGTGAAGTGCTGTTAAGTCTACTTCTAATCTTTATAATTAAAAAAAAAAAATGAAAAAAAAAACTTGTATTTTTTTATACTTAAAAAAAAATTTTTTTTTTATAATATTTTTTTTCAGCATTTCATTTTTTTTTCAGAAAGTTGAAAAAAACATACACTTTGGATTACCCCCACCACTTTCTTTCCCGAGTCGAATCTCAGAACAGACTCGGGAAAGAA